AACAGTCACTGTTTGAAACAATTGCTCATGAATATTACCATTTTATTGAAAGCTTAAGATTTAATAATAAAAATTATGACGAAGGCAAAGCGACAAGATTCGCAGAACATGCATATGAGAAATATAAGCGTATACAGGAAATGTGGGAATTTGGCAGACTTTAGATGAATTAATCTTCCATTATATATATAAGGAAAGCAGAGCGCCTAAAGAGGCGCATAAGATGTCCGTAAGAGTATTAATAATCCGTAGAGGTAAGCATGAATATCATAAAAGAGACATGCGTCGCTGGCGCCTGTATAGACACCACATATAAATTTTCTACCAGGTTCATGAAGCACGAAGGGAAAAGAGCACCGAGAATGAATCCTACTCCGGAAGATGTCTGGAAGGTAAACACGAGAAATGCCGAAAGGGACCTTGCCAGGATATTAAATCATAATTTCGGTCCTGGAGACTGGCATCTGGTGCTGACATACAGGGCCGAACCCACAGCAGCAGAGGCAAAGAAGCACAAAGAATATTTCTGCCGGCTGGTTAAGGGCTGGGCAGACAGGAACGGAAAAAAATTCAAGTGGATTGCTGTCACAGAATATAAACACGCAAGGATCCATCACCATGTCGTATGCTCACACCTTCCGCTGGAGATTATAAACGAGTTGTGGAAGCGTGGACATGTAAGAGTGACGCCACTGGACAAGACCAGGAACTATACGAAGCTGGCACATTACTTAGTAAAAGAGACATCCAAAACATACAGAGATCCAGACAGTGTGAACCATCGCCGCTGGACATGCAGCAGGAATATAGTCAGGCCGGAAGTGAAAAGGCAGATAGTATCTGAACGAGAAATATATAAAGACATAAAGCCGCTGAAGGGCTACTACATCGATCAGGACTCTATCCGCAGGTATGACCATAAGGTCACAGGTCTGCCACATCTGGAATATATACAGGTGGCTACCGAGCAGCCGAGATATAAGCGGTGGTACAAAGGGGCAACTGTAAAGCGAACTGAAAACTATAATCATCTGCTGCGTCATGAAAAGCAGCTGGCTTTTAGTATGATCGGAGAGGTGGACGAATGAAACGGAAAGATGTTGAACAGCTTCGAGAACTCATAGCACAGTCCAGATCTGTCAAGATATCCATGATTCATCCGGAACGCATCATGGTCAGCGACTGGTATAATGACTATCGATCCGGCAAAGCTATACCAAAACCGATGGCCGGATATGATGATGGCCAGACAAAATACAAAGAACTGGAGAAAGAGCTGAGGGAGCTGAATAAGCGAATAGACCTGAAGGTTCAGGAAATAGAAGCATGGCTTGATTCACTGGAACATCGGATAGATCCCATGATGTATGCCATACTCCGTAACTACTACCGGAACGGAATGTCACAGGAAGACATAGGTCTTGAGGTGGGCTATGCTCAGTCAAGTGTACATAACAAAATCGAAGAGTTTTGGACTGGAAATAAACATTGATAAGATTGATAATGGATCTGTGATATTATGTTATTGGAGATAAATAACCAGGACCGGAGGCCGAAAGGCTTCCGGCTTTTTAATGCCATGAATTATAAAAACAAACGCTGGAAGATACTGAGAGAACGGAGACTGAAGAAGGACGGATATCTTTGTGCTGAGTGCAGACGATACGGAAAGCATGTCGATGCGACCGTTGTACATCATGTTTACCCTGCAGAAGATCATCCTGAGTGGAGATATAAGCTCTGGAACCTTATAAGTCTATGTCCTCAGTGCCATGACAAAATGCATGACCGTATTACTAAAAAATTGACAGCACCTGGAATTGATTTGCAGAAAAGAACCCCCCCACCCCCGGAGGAATAGAATCTGCTGGCTGGAGACCGGGGTCAGAAATCATTTCCATATCTGAAATGATTTTTCTGAAGAGGGGGACTTAAATATATAAAAAACAAAAAAAGAGCATCTTCAAAAACAGGTCAAAAAAAACACGGAAATGAAGAGGAAAACAATATGTTTGGTTAAAAAAGGTGATGAAAATGGCACTTTCTGAAGAAGACAAAAAAATAAACAAGATATTCCGGAAGACAAAAAAAGCCATGGAATCTTTAGAGGTGTATCAGAAAGAATTCGACCCTGTGATCAAAGCATATGCCCGTGTCAGATATCAGCACGACATCATAAATGCCAAGTGGGAAGAAAGCGGCATGGAGATCACGGAAGAATATACGAATAAGAACGGATCCATGAACCGCCGCAAGACAGCCGAATATCAGGCCCTCGAAACGATACGCCGGGACTTGCTCAATTATGAGAATGTCCTCGGGCTGACTCCTATAGGATTGAAGAAAATAAAGCAGAAGGCTCTGAAGAAGCGGGGAAAAAGCAAACTGATAGAAGGGATAAATGACTGTGACAGTTAAACATTTTGACGAAGTTATGCAATATGCAGAAGATATCATAGCTGGCAGGATCAGAGCGAACGAATATCGGATAAAAAGCTGTCAGAGATTCCTTGATGATATCAATGATCCGGATTACGAAGTCAAAATAAAAGACGCGGATTTTGTAATAAATCTTATAGAGCGTCAGTTCGTACATGAACAGGGTGAGACCATACCGGGAAAGCCATTACTGGGAGCGCCTTTTCTGCTTAGTGCATATCACAAATTTATCATCTTCGGGATACTGTCGATTTTTCATAAAGGGACCGATATCAGGAAGTACAAAGAAGCATTTATATATATACCGCGTAAGAACGCAAAAACAACATTTACCGCTGCGCTTTCTTGGGCGCTGGGGATTCTGCAGCGCAAGAGCGGATCAAAGATATATCTCGTATCCGGAGCGCTTAAACAGTCGCTGCAGGCTTTCGATTTTCTTAAGTTCAATGCTCTCAGGCTTCTGGAAGATGAAGATGAGGATTCGTACAGGATCATAGATAATAATAATGAGCATAGCGTAACTGTCAATTTCGGAGACGGGTTTCTCAAAATAGAGGCACTGGCAGCCAATCCGGACGTACATGACTCTTTTAACTGCAATATAGCCATAGCGGACGAAGTGCATGCTTTCAAAAAAACTAAGCAGTATAACCTTTTCAAAGAGGCCATGAAAGCATATACGAATAAGCTCATGATCGGGATTACGACCGCCGGCGACAATATGAATAGTTTTTGCTACCGCCGGCTTGTATATGCAAAAAAAGTGCTGGATAAGACTGTAGAGGATAAAGAGCTTTTTATATTCATAGCAGAAGCAGATCCGGACAAAAACGGAAATATAGATTATACGAATCCTCTGGTGCAGGAAGAAGCCAACCCGGCATACAATATCATAATAAGACCTGATGAAATACTCAATGAAAGTATCCAGGCAATGAATGATCCGCAGCAGCGAAAAGATTTTCTTTCGAAGTCATTGAATGTATATACATCGGCCATGAAGGCATATTTTGATATAAGCGAATTCCAGAAGAGCGATGAGAAATATGACTGGACCATGGATGAACTCAAAAGAATGCCGATTAAATGGTATGGCGGATCTGATCTGTCCAAACTGTATGACCTTACAGCCGGTGTTTTGGCAGGCATGTATGAAGATATCCTGATAATGATACCGCATGCATGGTTCCCGATTATAAAAGCAAAGGAAAAGGCTGAAGAGGATAATATCCCGCTGTTCGGTTGGCAGGATGACGGCTGGCTCGATATGTGCAATACTCCGACTGTCAACCTGGCCGACATCGTGCAGTGGTATATCGATAAAAGAAAATCAGGATTCAAGATCAAGCAGGTCGGACATGACAGAAAATTTGCCCGGGAATATTTCCTGCTGATGAAGAGGCACGGATTCAATATCATAGACCAGCCGCAGTATTTTTATAAAAAGTCAGAGGGCTTCCGGTTCATCGAAAAAAAGGCGAAAGACGGAAAGCTTTATTATATGCACGCAGAGCCATATGAATATTGCGTGCAGAACGTGCGTGCAATCGAGAAAACAGACGACATGATCCAATACGAAAAAGTTGAAAAAACGATGCGAATAGACATTTTTGACGCATCGGTTTTTGCAGTAGTCAGAATGCTTGAAGATCTTGGAGTAAAGGACAATCTGCATAACTGGTTCGGATGAAAGGGGATATAGATGCGAAATCCTTTTAAAAAACAGAGCAGCTCACGAAGCGCTCTGGCATATTTCCTGAGAAATGATGATAGCGATGTCTACATACCAGGATATCATCTGGCACGCAATTGCGACGAAGTAAAACGATGCGTAAACGTCATAGCGGACTATGTATCGAACATGACCATAATGCTTCTGAGCAATACGGACAAAGCCGGTGATGACCGTATAAGAAACGGCCTGTCCAGGTTCATAGACATAACACCATGCAAGACCATGACGCGGAAAGCATTTATACAGCATATCGTAAATGAAATGTATATCAAGGGGAATGCAGTCTGCCTGCCTGAGTTCGATAATAGCGGACATCTGACAAATCTCAGGCCGTTGCTCAACCCGCAGTTCATAGAAGACCCAGTAAACGATTCATACAAAATTCTGTACAACGGTATATCTTTCGAACCGGATGAAGTCCTGCATTTTGTACGAAAACCGAATAAAAGCAAGCCATATAAGGGAGTCGACTGCGTAGACTCTCTTACAAATACAATCCAAAACCTTTTACAAGCCCAAGTTACCAAAAAAGGTTTCCTGCGTAGCGAATGGAAACCGTCGTTGGTGGTCAGTGTAAGCGCAGACGCTGAAGAGCTCCAGGATAAGGAGCTACGCGAAAAAATACTCAAAAGCTACACAGAGACTAATCGAGCCGGAGAACCATGGCTCATACCTGCAGGCGAAATCGACGTAAAAGAAGTAAAACCGCTGTCACTTGCTGATCTGGCTATTCAGGACGGACTCAACCTGGATATAAAATGCGTGGCTGCGGATCTTGGCGTACCTCCGTATGATATCGGAATTGGAGAATTCTCAAAAGATGCGCATAACCATTTCATCGGTTCAACAGTATATTTCACGGCTACGGTTATAGCGCAGGAGCTTACCAGAAAAATACTCTATAAGCCGGAATGGTATGTCAAGTTCAACAATAAATCATTGATGCAATTTACACCTGCAGAAAAAATGACAATGGTCGGAGCATTGACGGACAGGGGGATACTCACCAGAAACGAGGGCCGCACCGAGTTCGACTATCCGCCTGTAGACGATCCGGAAATGGATGAGCACCAGGTACTTGAGAACTATATTCCGATAGACAAGCTCGGATCACAAAAAAAACTGGAAGGAGGAAAAGATGACAAATAAAGCAGACAGCATACAAATGCGGCACTCATATATGCCCGGGAATCACAGGCTGACAACCCGCGAAGGAATGAACAATGAAAAGTATATACAGGGATATTTCATAGTTTTCAATCAGCGTACAGAGCTTTGGCCTGGAGTTTTTGAGCAGGTTGCGCCCAGCGCTGCCGATGAATCTGTCGCAAATAATGATATCCGGTGTTTGTATAACCATGACAGCAACATTATTTTAGGCAGAAAATCAGTCAACACAGCGGACTTCAGGATAGATTCAAAAGGCCTGTGGGGCGAAGTGCTGATAAATGAAAATGATACAGATGCCCTTAACGCATATGAACGTGTGAAAAGAGGCGACATAAGCGGATGTAGCTATGGATATTATCCGGAGGCCGAAAGCTACGAAGAGCTTGCCGATGGATCTGTTTTATGGACAGAAGAAAAAGTTGACATCAAAGAAGTGTCCATATGCACATTCCCTCAATATGAGCAGACAGAAGTCGAAGCCAGATCAAAAGAATATGCTGCTCATAAAGGCAAACATGCCGAACAGCGAAAAAAAGAACTTAAAAAAAGATTGGAGGATCTGAAAAATGCTTAAACTGTTGAAACTTCGCAAAGAACGCAAAGAAAAAGAAAACGATCTGAACAAGATCAGAGATAAGCAGGCTGATTATCAAAAGCGTGAAGAGGAACTTGAAACAGCTCTCGGTGAAGCCGAATCCGATGAAGACATCAAGGTCATTGAAGACGATATAGCGCAGCTGGAAAAAGAAGAAGGTGAAGAGGATCTCAGCGCCGCCGCCGCAAAACTGGAATCGGAAATAGAAAACATTAATTCCCAGATAACTGACATAGAAGAAAAGACCAAACGCGCAGCGGGAACAGATCCGACTCCTGGCGATGGTGAAGAAAAGAAAGGAGAAAAAAGAGAAATGGCAATAATGACAAAAAAGAGATATAAAGATATGACATTCCAGGAGAGGGAAGTATTTACAGAGAGAGAAGATGTCAAAGCTTTTCTCTCGGATGTGAAAAATACTCTCGGTAAAAAAGAGAGAGCAGTAAGCGGTGTTGATGTAACCATACCTCCCATAGTAGTAGATCTGCTCCGCCCGGAGATACAGACATCATCCAAATTGCTGAGTCGTGTATATTCACGATCGGTGAAAGGCACTGCCAGACAGGAAGTAATGGGTACCATACCTGAAGCCGTATGGACAGAAATGACCGGAGCACTTAATGAACTCGATCTGCAGTTCTATCTTGCAGAAGTGGATGGATATAAGGTCGGCGGGTTTGTTCCTATCGCAAACTCATATCTTGAAGACAGCGATGTAGCGCTCATGGACGAAATAATGAGCACCCTCGGATCCTGTATCGGATATGGCCTCGACAAAGCCATGGTATATGGCACCGGAAACAAGCAGCCTCTCGGAATAATAACCAGACTCGCACAGACATCAGAGCCATCCGATTATTCTGACAAGATGCCGCCATGGGTCGATCTGCATACGTCACATATACTCAAAGCATCCAGCAACAGCCTTACAGGACAGCAGCTTTTCGGCGAAATGGCGATAGCCTTTGCCAACTGTAATACAAAATATGCACAGGGACAGGACAAGATATATCTGATGAACGAGACCACAAAGGGGAAACTGCTGGCTAAACTGATAAGCTTCGACGCATCCGGTACGCTGGTAGCCTCTATCAATAACCAGATGCCGGCTCTCGGAGGAGAGATCATCACACTTGATTTCATGGATGATGATGATATTCTCGGCGGATATTTCAAACCATATCTGCTGGCTGAACGTGCAGGCGCCAAGATGGCCATATCGGATCAGGTCAGGTTCATCGAAGATCAGACAGTATTCAAGGGAACGGCAAGATACGACGGATGTCCTGTTATAGCTGATTCATGGGTGCTGTTCAGCATCACCACATCTGCAGCAGCTACAGCATCGACATTCCCTGAGGACTCTGCCAATACTCCGATAGGACTGCTTATAGTAACATCGGCAGCAGGAACCGCCACCGGCGATACAAAACTTACAGTATCGCCTGCACTTACATACGGCAATACCTATAAATACAAGATAGCATCAGATATTGCCGTACCTAAATACGGAGAAAAACTCGGAAGTACATGGACCATATGGGACGGCAGCGCAGATATCACAGCAGCGACAGGATCTTATCTTGTGCTTGCAGAGTGTAAATCCGGAAAGGCTGTCAAAGCCGGCATAACTGCCGTAACAGCAAAAGCAGCAGCCTGATAAACGATAGGAGAAAATCATGAGTATGGATGATGTGCTTGTGCTTGTAAAAGCGGATCTTGGTATAAAATCTTCTGCCAGAGACCCATTCCTGACTAAAATGATTAACGGAATGAAAACGGAAATCGAAGGAAAGGGCATAACACTTGACCTCGAAAGCCCCGAAGATCAGATGCTGCTCAATGATTATGCAGCCTGGAGATATCGACACAGAAGTGAAGACGCAGGCTTGCCTGAGCATCTAAGATACCGCATAAGGAACCGCATAGTGAAAGGCAGAGCAAATGGGTAAAACAATATCCCTTGATTCTGAATGTATACTCATCGAAACCAGTGGAAACAGCAAACTTGCTGGCAGCGAACCGTCTGAACCATCTCAGACGGTTTTCTGTCAGAAGGTGCCGATATCACAGTCTGAGTTCAATGCAGCCGGAGAATCAGGAATAAAAAGTGAAGTAGAACTGATCGTATCGACATACGATTATTCAGGACAGAAAAAGGTGGAATTTGAAGATCAGACATATGAAGTATATCGTAATTACCCCCGTGATGATGAATATACGGAACTGTATCTGAAGGTGAAATGATGGGTTCAGGAATCATTGAAATAGGAGAACTGTCTGCAGCAATCGCAAGAGAGCTTGAGACGTATACAGAAGAAATAGGGGAAATCGCAACGCGCGATGCTTCGAAAATAGCGGATGAGACAGTAGCCGAGCTCAAGGAAAAATCACCCCATAAAACCGGTGATTATGCCAAAAGCTGGAAAAAGAGCAAAAAAGGCAAATCATACATAGTCCATTCCGCTCTTCCACGCCCATTGGAAAAAGGCCATGCCGGTCCGAACGGAAAAGGAAGGAGCACGCCTGCGCATGAGCATATTGCGCCTGTGGAGGAAAAGTATACCAAGAAGTATGAAGATAAGGTCAGGGAGGACATAAATGACATACGCTGAATTTGAAGCACAACTGAAAACGTTAGGATTGCCTGTAGCATATGCATGTTTCGATGAGGAACAGGATCCTACAACGGATTATATATGCTATATCACAGACGATGAGACAATACTATATGCTGATAATTCGGTTAAACTGACAAAGGACGTTATCCGAATAGAATTGTATACCCGTCAAAAAAATTCTGCCCAGGAATCGGCAATGGAAACTCTGCTTTCTTCGAATCATCTCAACTGGAGAAAAGATCCTGATGAGTGGCTTGAAAACGAAGCCGTATTCATGATTTGTTATTACACCACGATCAATTAAAAAAAGTAATCGAAAGGAGATAAAAAATGCCTAATCAGATAAGATATGGACTTAGTTCATGTTACTACTCTACGATCACAATCGCAACAGACGGAAGCATCACATTCGGAACGCCAGTGGCTATGCCTGGAGCAAAAAGCCTGAAGGCAGATCCGAAAGGTGACACAAACGAACTGTATGCCGACAACAAGTTGTTCTTTGTGAAAGCCAGCAATAATGGCTATGATGTAGAACTCGAACTTACTGAGACACCGGAAACATTCAGAAAAACCTGTCTCGGGGAGGTGCTTGACGCACATGACGTGCTGGTCGAAAAGGATAATGTGGAAATCCCGCATTTCGCTCTATTCTGGCAGTTCGAAGGGGACTTGAAAGCAACAAGACATTGCATGCCTTACAGCATCGCATCCAGACTGAGTGAAGAGGGTCAGACCACGGAGGACAAGATCGACTTTGGTTCGTCTACGATCAAGTGTACAGGACAGCCGATCAACAATGTCGTCAAGTACAGAACGTGTGCAGACACTGATGCTGATATTTATGCCAACTGGTTCACGGCTCCTACATTCCCGGTTTTTCCTGACATGACGGTCAGTCCTGAAGAGGCCACTTATGCAGATGCAGATGTGGTGCTGGCTGTCACCGGCGGAGTGATAGATACTCTCAAGATAGGCGGAGCTACTGTATCATCGGACAACTATACTGTAGTTACAACATCATCCGGATGCACGCTCACGATCAAGTCTACCTACCTGGCCATGCTGGCAACTGGACATAAGTATTTCAAACTTATGTCCGGCACAAAGTACGTTATATTCGAACTCGATATCGAGGAGGCCGCATAATGCCGCAGCAGACAATAAAAATAAGCGGGCGGAAAATTGTATTAAAAGCCTCGGGGGCAACTCCGAGGCTTTATGCAGTTAAATTTGAAAACGCCGACATATTCCAGGACATAAGAAAGATGAGCGAGGAATGCAAAACGGCCATCAAGGAAAACAGAAATTTTAAGGCCGAAGAAATGCGTATTCTCGAAAACCTTATTTATATCCTCATTGAACCTGAATGCGATACCCCGGAAGAGCTGCTGTCGCAGTTTACAGAAGGGGATAAATATATTTTCATAAACCCGATAATCAATCTGTGGAACGAAAATATGAAAACCACAGTAGATTCCGGAAAAACAAAAAAAAAAATAACAGACCGACTTCGGCAGCTCTTTACCTGCTGAGGTGTATTGAAATCGGCATTGCGATCCGTGATCTTGAATATCTGACGGTCGGACTCATATTCGATATGTTCGAAGAACGCGATATCGATGCGAATGGATATGTGCGCAATGCCACTCAGGATGATTTTGATAATTTTTAAGGGGATATAAAATGTCTGGAAACATAAAAGGTATAACAATTGAATTCGGTGGCAACGCCACACCGCTGGAAAAAGCGCTTAAGGACATAAACGGTCAGTCAAAAAAGACTCAAAGCGAACTTACCAAGGTAAATAAGCTGCTCAAACTCGACCCTTCGAACACTGTACTGCAGAAACAGAAGCAGGAGCTGCTTACAAAAGAGATCGGGAACACTTCTACCAAGCTTAAGGCTTTAAAAGATGCAGAAGTTCAGGTAAACGAAGCATTCAAAAACGGAGAAGTTTCCGAAGAGCAGGTGAGAGATCTCCAGCGTGAAATCGTGAAAACCGACGACAAGCTCAAAACATTAAAAAAAGAACAGATTGAATTCAATGCCTCTGTTTCAAAACTCGGTCAGGCGTCAACGAAACTCGATAATTTCAGCAAAAAAACCACTACTGCAGGACAGAATCTGTCTTCCCTGTCGCTGGTCATAGCTGGCCTTGCCGCCGGAGCTGTAGTAGCATTCGACGAAGTCGACGAGGGAATGGATAAAATCATCGAATCTACCGGCGCCACCGGCGACGCCGCGAAAGACCTTGAGAATGTATATAACTATGTCACCAGCAAGATTGCTGGGGACTTTACCAGTCTCGGCTCCGGGATAGCAGAAATATATAAAAGATTTAACCTCACCGGAAAAGAACTGAAAAAATCATCAGTCCTATTTGCAGAATTCGCAAGGATAACCGATACGGACATGACAGAAGCCGTGCAGTTGGTAGCACGCGCCATGGGCGACGCCGGCATCAAGAGCAAGGATTATAACAAGGTTCTTGACGCTCTGACTGTAGCATACCAGAAAAGCGGCATAGCCGTATCCACACTGGCAGAAGACATAACAAAATACGGTGCTCCCATGCGTGCATTAGGATTTAACACCAAAACATCGATAGCTTTATTTGCATCATGGGAAAAGGCCGGAGTCAATACGTCTATAGCATTTTCCGGAATGAAAAAAGCTATAAGTAATTTTGCGAAAGCCGGCAAAGACTCAAGAGTTGAGTTCGCCAAAACTCTGAAGGATATAAAGAGTGCGCCTACCCTGGCAGAAGCAACAACCAAGGCAATAGAAATATTTGGAGCCAAGGCAGGTCCCGACCTTGCCGACGCAATATATGAAGGCCGTTTTTCCATAGACGAAATGATAAGTGCGCTTGACAAGTCTGATGGCGCGGTAAAAAAAACATATAACAATATAGTTGATGAGGCAGACGCTGCCAAAGTCACCGTGCAGGCCAGCAAAAAAGCTCTTGCACAGGTAGGTTATACATTATTGAGCTCTCTTTCTCCAGCGATCAAAGGCGCGACAAAGGATCTTGATAAGTTTACAGAGTGGTGGGCGAAGCTGCCGAAAAGCATACAGAAAACAATAACAGTCACCGGCCTTGCTGCTGGTGCTGCTGGCCCCGCCCTTATAACCCTCGGCAGAGTAGCATCCGGACTGTCTGTAATAACAGGCAGACTGTCAAAACTCAAAGAAAAAGAAGCTGCAGCCGATGTCTCTGTAGGAACAAGCACCAGCATGTTCTCAAAGCTGTGGGGCGTGCTTAGAGCGCATCCAATGGTCGCTGTAGGCATTGCCGCCGGCGCGCTTGCTTTTCAGATCGCCAGGGTAACTATTGCAGGCGGCGAAGCGAACCTTGAATATAATAAACTCCATAAGACCATGCAGGCATCTGTACAGGACGCAAAAGATGAATCTGCCAGCAATCTGGTATTATGGCAGCGACTGAAAAAATTAAACAGCATACACGACAAAACAAATTCACAAAAAGCTGAAGAGTCCGGGATCGTAAAGATACTTAATTCACGCATCGATGGACTGAACTTAAAATATGATGAAGAAAAAGATGCACTTAGCGATTCAACGGATGCAATCTATGACAATATACAGGCCATGAAAGATCAGGCTCTTGCCGCGGCATATGAAGCGGCTATGGAAAAAATCCAGAAATCCATAGCGAGCAATTCTGTCAAACTGGCCAAGGCAAAACAGGCCGAAAAAAAAGCTGAAGATGAACTTACCGCAGCCAGAGAGCGCGGAGTAAAAGGTAGAGGACTTTCTTCATATGAATCGAAAGTCGCAACCGCCAAAGCAAAAGTAAAAGATCTGCAGACCACGATAGATAAAAGCGAAAACGATCTGGATAGTTATGGTAAATCCTTTTCATTACAAAGCACAATAGCGGAGTTTGATAAACTTGTCCAAAAAGCCAAACTCTCCGGCAGTGATATCCCAAAAGCATTAAGATCTGGGATTGAATCTGGAAAAATATCTATCCCTGAGTCAGTCAAAGCCCTAAAAGCTACGATTAAATTTTATGACCTTGCCGAAAAGGCAAAAATCGATGGTAAGAAAATACCCGCAGCTCTTGCCAGCGCAGTAGCATCAGGAAAAATATCTGTACAGACAGCAATGTCACGTCTGAAAAAATGGATTGTCATAAAAGATGTAGCTGCAAAGATGGGCATTGATTCCAAAGATATACCTAAAAATATTAAAAATGGAATTTTATCTGGAAAAACAAGCGTAAAAGATGCGACAAAGGCATTAAAAAAAGAAGCCAATAAAGGCATGGAATCATCCGGAAACGATGGCAAACAAAGAGGAAAAGAATATGTCAAAGGATATACCAATTCAATAATAAATGGAATAAAAAGTGCATTTTCCGCTACTTATAAACTGGCCCAGGCCGCAGTAAAAGGTACCAAGGCAGGGCAGAAGTCTCATTCACCATCAAAATTAGCTGGTAAAGAAGGAGACAATTACGACCTCGGCTATTATAATCATATACTTGCCGGACAGAAAGCAATATATAAAGCCGGATATGGTGTGCCAACCGCAGCATTGAAGGGCACAGCAGATGCAATAAAATCATTGAATATGGATAAAGCGGTCTCGGCGCTGTCTATTCCTGTGGCATCTCCTAAGTTAAATATCAATACCGGAGCCATAGCTCAAAGCATAGGCAATGAAGTAGCCAATGCTGTTACCGTTCCTATCGCCGCGGCATCCGCAAATAATGTAAATATACCATCACAGATAAAGATTGTCTCGGAAATAGGTGGCGTAAAAGTAGCAGAACAGATAGTAAAACTTTATGATTCCGGTAAAAAAGTAAAGGGTAACTGATATGAAGATAAACGGAACTGAAATAATAAACTGCAATGATCTGAACCCTCAGCGGGAAACGGTATTGTCCGGGGAATATACGACATGCAATGGTGAGACCAGAGCCGATGTTGTTGGATGGAAATATTCAGATCTGACTCTTGCGTGGGATGCGTTGCCGGAAACGGAACTACTGAAGATATATGCTGCATCCGGAGAAACGGCATTCACATTCCAGGATCCGGTTGACGGCGAAGTTACTGAAAATGTAATTGTAACAATCAAAAGTCCGGTGCAGTGCAGGTTTATAGAAAATGGCATAGCACTATGGAAAAATATATCAGTTACGGTGAGGTTCCTTGATGCACACAATTGATACTGAAAACTCAAAAAAAATACGTCATAAAATGGAAGTCATTTGCGGTCTTGACGCAGCCAGCGGAGTGACCGGCACCGTAACAGCTACAGGCGCATATGCATTAGACAGCAATAAGATACAGGATATAGGCCTTATACCGAAACTTGCGGATCTCGCAGGAGACGGATTCCCCCTGGATGGCAGCCGGGCATGCTATTCCGACTCTCCGGATGAACTCACGAAATATGGATATCAGAGTGCGGACATAGCCGATGAAGACGGAGATCTGAGCACCCCATTGGTTATAACAGTAACGGCATCTGATTTGGGCGAAATTACAATCATATTTGAAGAAATGTCTACATTTGGTTTTTCGTATCAGCTTGATTCCGGATCAGCCGTAGAAAAAGATGTCGCAGATCGGATAATGCTTGACTGCACCGGACATGCTTCTTTGGTTATAACCATAGATAAATGGACCCCTGGATCCCGCGCAAAACTGGCCCGGATATTCATGGGTAAATGCTATCAGTTCAATAACGATAATCTTGTGTCATGCATTCTGACACTTCGTGCTGGATTAACAGTAGAACCGACATTACCCTTTTCAGAAATTGAAATCCAAGGACATATTATGAATGACATATCAGATGAGATATCATATATACCAGATAATTCGCCAATATGGTATTCCTCCGGATATCCAGGAGACATGTCAGCAATGCGTAAATTTTATCTCCAGAAAGAAATACCAATCGAATATAATGATAAAATTGCTGTCATAAAAGGTTATGACGAAACATATAAGTTGGATTCAGATTTTCTGGCACAATATGTAACATTAAATTATGGATATTCAAAGCGTGATTTATACCGGCTTTTCAAAGCAATACTTACTGCAGCTGGAATAACTTATACTGCTGAAAGCGAGCCAACCGGCGCATCTGGATATGCAGATAATTATTTTCTATTTAAAGACAGCACCAGACGTGATGTTATAGCATTTCTACAAAATCTTATACCGATAAGATTTGTAGATGCCGGAATCCCATATCTCTTCCATTCTGCGTCACGGCATAATGTATGGAGAATAAATGATTATTCAAAAGTAGAAAATGAAATAGAACAACATATAAATGAAATCCTTGTAAAATGTTATAGCGCACTTGAAAATGCAACATCTGAAACAATAGAAACTGTAACCGCAACAACTGGAGAATTTTTTGAACAGACATATTCGGACTATTACACTGGCATATCTGTTACCAATGCAATAGTACATTCGGTTGGACTTAATTATGTCACATTCAAAGCATTAAGTAACGGAGATTGTGTAGTCACAGGAAAGCTAATTGAAATATATAAAGACACCGATGAATACAATGTTGTAGACGACAAGGAAGGAAGACAGGCAGACTTTTCAAGCATATGGGATGTTGACTTTATCTGTTCTGGAGAATTGTCTTATTTAGATTATGTTCAACAGCTGTTAAATCGATCAAGCAAAAAAAGAAAATTCACATGGAAAGGAGATCCGCGCATGATGCCGTTTGATGTAATATATTTGGGAACAGATGATACTCCATATACAATAGAGTCAATGACATTAGAACATAGCGGCGGCGGATTGAGCAGCCAGATCGAAGTGAGAGAGGGAGTAATCTGATGGCTTGGATAACACCTGTTACAGGCAGAAAATCCGACAGGATCAAAATGACCCATGACGATATGAACCGGATCTCCGGAAATTGTCAGTATCTGCTGAATGCGTTGTCAGCTGTCGGGCTGCTTGGGGATGCGGAAGTCAAAACATCCTGGATAAATGACGAGATCATTTATCTTCCTGACTGGCAGAAAATAGTACGGAAAACAAATAGTATAAAAACGCAGCTTGAGATTTCGACCGATTCAGTCGCGATCGATTTTTCATATGAGAACATAAATCAAATTGAAACAATCCATGCTTTGGCCAAAGCCGTCATGACACCTGCAGCAGATTCGTTCTATTCCGGCGAAGGCTATTCAGGGGAAGGAGTGATTTTCTGATGGAAGATAGAGCATCCGCACACCCGGGAAGATATAAATTTACCAACGTATCTACCGGAGAAGAAATATATTTCGACGTAGAGCATGCCGACAAACCGACAACTGAAGGAACAGCATATAATAAATTAAACATATTGCCGGATGCAGTCGCAGAAGCTATAGGACTGGATCCGAATGATAATCCTGCACCGGCAGCAGCATTCAATATAATCGGCACGGTACCGCTGGATATACAGGAAGAGTATAAACCATTAATAGCTCCGTTGAGCGTTACGCTTTCCGGATTCGTTTCCGGCTCGTATTTATATTACGGGATTCCGTGGGATTCTGAACTGAGGGTGTTTGTAAAAGTAAGCAAGACCACAGCCATGTCTGTAACGACTGCAATAGGGACCTTACCTTCAGGATACCGCCCTGCGGCAGCTCAGACACTTACGGCCTATGATTCCAGCGGCAATGCTATTCCCGGAGTGACAGTGACAATCGGGACCGACGGGACTGTCGCCGTTGCCGGAAGTGTTGATGCGAATACGGTTGTGATGGCATCATATAATTCTTCAGAGTCGGGGGGAGGGGGAGGGGTCTGACATATAAGGATATAGACCGCCTGATATCGCAAAGCATAGAACTATATGATACAGAAGAAAGAATTATCGGCACGTGGATCAATGGAAAACCACTTTACCAGAAAACCGTATCTTTTGGTGCGTTACCGAATGCCGCAAGCAAAGATGTAGCACATGGTATAAGTAATCTGAGTAAGGTGATTGATATATCTGGTTATTCCACGAACGGTAGTGGCACCTTTTTAAAGCTGAGTGGTTTGACATGGCAAACTAAAGTCACGGGCAGTTATATCGACATAATTACTACGGGGAATTTATCCTCTTACACACAAACATATATTACGCTGAAATATACCAAAACTACTGATTAACACAGCATGTCCTTTCCGGATGTGCGGAAAGGACGGATCATGATAAGCAAGGCAGACATAGAAAAATTTATTGCAACACTGGCGGGGAAAGCAATAAAAAGCCGTACCGATAATCAATTGATACAAACCGGAAGTGAAGCAACTACGGCAGGAACAGCAGGAACAATACTGACGGTAACGTTTCCTGAAGCCTTTGATAATAACGATGTAAGTATAGCACTTACTGTCCAGAGATCTTCAGATAACAGCAGCTATAAAGTTCAACTGAAAACATTCAGCAAAACAGGGTTTGTCTGCGTTATTTATGGACCTGTAGCAACAGCATATAGCTGCAATGTAATATGGCAGGCAATAGGAACAAAAGCATCTTAATTAAAGATTCCTGAATAAATTTAATTAACGAGATCCTTATTAAAGAAAAACAGCAATTTCTTAATTAAGGATTTTTATATTGCCCGGGAAGGGCAGGAAAGGAGAAATTATCATGTCAGTTAAAACAAAATATCTCAGTAAAGACGGTAGGAACTTTAAAGTATCTGAACATTTTAAGCTAAAGGAGTTTGCTTGTTCAGATGGTACGGACAAAGTAATGTATAGCACAACGATAGTAGCTATGCTTGAAAAACTCAGAGCGCATTACGGCGGGCCTATCACGATAACATCCGGAAACAGATCGTATGCATATAACAAGAAGATAGGCGGTGCCAGTAATAGCGCTCATGTCATAGGCAGAGCTGTAGACTTCGTATGTCACGATAAAAACGGCAAAGTCATATCAGGAAAGAAAGTCTGCGTATATCTGGAATCTACCGTGAAGTGGAAGTGGGGCATAGGATATATGGGTAACGCCGTGCATATGGATACCAAATTCACTGGCAACCATATGGACGAGACTAAAAAGGACTCCTCCAGCCGTAATGGGTATTATACCCTGAACAAACATGGGCTGACCTTTAAAAAATATTTTGGGCTATAGGAGGACAGCAACGTGGAGCAGTTTTCGACTACAGAAATAATAATCGCATTTATAGGCTGCAATGGCCTCTGGGCAGTTGTGCTTTATCTTTTCCAGACAAGGGGGGCCATGAGAACGTTGATGAGAGCCGTATCATACCATTTACTGTCTGACACGCTTAAACTCTGGATAGATACGGGATACGCTCCGCCAGAAGCAAGACAGGACGTAGAACATTTATATAAAGCCTATAAAGCAAATGGATGGAACGGCGACATGGATGCGCGAATTGAACAATTTTACGATATGCCAATGAAAAAAGGTGGTTGATATGAAAAAAGTAAAAGCACTGTTCACAGATCTGGCTTTCAACAAGAAGGTCACTATATACTGCCTTGCGCTGATCCCTGCTTTCTTCGTATGGATCTCGATCGTATCCCTGAAAATAGGGAAATGGGCTCCGCCTTCTATGAGCGTCCAGTTCCTCAAGACTATAGGGCTCATAATACTGGTCAGCTTTGGCGCGTATGCCGTTGGGGTTGTGATTCAAGGCCTGCGTACATGGTGGGCAAGGCATGAGAAGGAAAAAGAAGCGGATATGGATGACCGTCATGGCTGGCTCGAGTTCATAAAGAATTCTGCGGAAAAAGGCAAGGAATATATAAACGAAGATAATATCAAACATGTGTCAGAGCGGCTCATCGGAGTACCGCTGTCTCCAAGACGCAAAAGAAAGGATGATAAAAAATGAACGATATCATAATGTCAATACTGCAGCCTGTGTTATATGCTGCAGGAGTAATTCTTATAGGAGTTGTATCAAAGCTGGCCGTGGCCAAGATCGAAGAGGCCAGGAACAGTACCAGTAATACTTTTCTGGCCAGCCTGTTGAAACAGGCTGAAAACGTCGTAACCGACTGTGTACAGTCCACGAATCAGACGTATGTGGATGCTATAAAGGCGGCCAACAGTACCCTGTCTGAAGCAGAAGCGGCTACGGCATTAGAAAAAACAAAAACATCTGTATTGAAAGTGCTTTCTGAGGATACTATCGGATATCTGAAAAACGCTGTAGGCGACTTTGAAGAGTGGTTGAAAACGAAAATAGAGGCCGCGGTGAAGGAAAGCAAGTAAAATAGCATAAGCCCCGGACGGACGATAGGTGTGCCGGGCTGGATCAAAAGACCCCTTGCTTACGGTGTGTAGGTAGGGGGTCTTTTTAATTTTTGACTATTTAAGCAATCTTGTTATTAATTCGCCGGTAGATTCACCGGTTCTTTTTTTTATATTATCAATCTTATCTTTTGTGGCCGCCGACACATCTGCAGATATTTTTACTGATCCGTCTTCGACGGATCCGAAAGCGACCTCGTATTCGTCCCCGCTTAAATTTTTTGCGGCAAATTCGCGGGCGGTGTCCTCAGAGACCGGGATGATGTCTTCACCGGCTGCCGTCCAGTCTCCGCCCTGACTTGCCGGCTTAGCATATTTGCTGCCGGCACCACCCTCACCGTGGATAAAATATAATCCGGCCTTGGTACGGTACAAGGCCTCGGAGACCCAGTACAGATCCCCAGGCAGACCGTTATCTCGGCTTGCTATCATTTTCGCTGTCTCTGTATTAAACCTATGTCCGTTTATAACCTTATTCATTTTCCTTTCCTTTCCGGCTGGGAGTAACTCCCCCAGCCTGTTTAAATTTCTTTTAAAATTCTTCCATTGCCTTTTTCATTTCTTTGCGATGTGCTTCGTATTTATTTTCTGCTTCCATTTCTGCCTTAAATGCTTTGTCTTTCATTTCGCTTTCTTCCTTTGTGATTTCCGCCCAGATTTCATCCGGTATCAGCATCAGCATCGGCTGCCCGTTTACTACCCCCGTCTGGAGGCAATTGTGGCTGCCATAGTATATATGCTCTGCATTTTTCGGCTCTCCGTTTATCACAAGGCTGAATTTATATGTATATTCCGGCATGTTTCGTTTTACTTCGATCTTCTGCCCGTCTGCGTTAATTATCTCGGTGCTGCTGATCTCGGTTGTTACTGTCAATTCTGTATTTGCTCCTCTTGCTGTTGTCCATTTATATTTATTAGTTTTCATTGCCTTTATCTCCTCTCTTTATCTTGTCTATATATTAGCATAAAATAATACATAAGTCAATAATTTTTAACAAAAAAATATTATTTAATTCAAAAAAAATAATCATTTGCGGTGTGCGGCGGGAGCTTTTTTATTGCTCAAATTTGGATATTAACATGGGAGTAAAGCTGAGACCCATTGATATCACTCAAACACAATATGCTTCCCAAGCTGGATACGAGGGTTCGATTCCCTTCATCCGCTCCAGAATAAAAACCTTTGAAAATGCGCATTTTTCAACG